ATCGACAAAACTAAAGCTGCCTCCCCGGCACCCCCGCTTGCGATACCAAAAAGCAACGAGCCCTCCAGGATTCTGAGGCTGCTGGCTGCTTTCCATCTCTGATGAGGCTTATTCGACCGAGCGCACCGCTCGCTGGAGCTCGGACGCCAGTGCCCTAGTAGGTGACAGCTCCGCAGTGGTACCAACCTGCTGAACCGCCGGCCACCAGTTTTTCTCGGGTTTGTTTTCCGGCAACCGCACAGCCAGGCAATCACGGCAATAGTTCTTATGGCGTATCCAAAAGGATGCAAGAGCGCCGCACCAATCACATTTGAGATAAACCTCGCCTGCACAGCCGTGCGTAACCGAGTCTGCGAACGGAGCCTCTGAAGAATCTAAGCCTGCCCGCAAATTAGTAAACGGCTCCTGTGTACACATATCCTGTTCCGTTTTTGCAACTTACTTCACAACGCCCCGTCCCACCAGACGCATACGCGTTCCCAGCAGTGCAAGTGCTATTCGCGTCGCTCACTCTGAATGTATGGCCGTCAACTCCGCTATTACATGTCGGGACTGCCGGCGCTGCCCCGCCGGCCGTACCGTGATAAATTGCCTTCGCATCACCGCCGTTGAAATCCGCAAGGTCTAACACCCATCCAGCCGGATTACTCAGTGCCACTTCGGTACCACCGCTAGACGAAAGCGTCGTGTTCGGAATCAGCGCATTCTCGATCAGGTCCGGACCTGTTGGATAATGAGTGTTCCCCTGAGCATCAACGTGATTGAATACCTCTGCCGGAGCTATGGTCGCATCAAAAGTATCCAATTGCGATCCGATCACCGTGACTGGCCACCCGCCCCATACGTCCAAATAAGGGGAGCCATTGCGCGTATTATATTGACCATCGATAATTAAGCCGCCGAACCCGCCGTTGTCGATATGGAAATCCGCCAAGTGATGAGGTGAACTCGATTCCATATCGGTATACGGCCAGATCATCGTAAACTTGGTCGCATTGTATATCCAGTCATAAACGCTGTACCCTTCTTCTGCATGTTTGAAATCTTCGTCTAAGGTCCCACCGCCTCCATTGCTGACGGACATCACCTGGCCGCCACTATCAAACAAGTTTGCGTCATGCGATTCGTTGTAGGCTGTGCCGAAATCGAATCCCAGCGGATGGCCATTACCGGACGCCTGGTTATCATGGAAATAGGTTTCCCAGTCATTGTCGTAGAGATTGAAGCCCTGGCTGTTAACGTTGTTGCACGAGAGATGATCGAACTCGCTTTGCTGCGCCCAGATCGCAAATAGTCCGTCGCTCGCCAGTGGCCCTGCACACAACTCCAGATCATGAATATGCTGACTGGGCACGCTAGCACCGCTGTTGGACCCGCGTACCGGTAGAAACACGTTCATCTGGCCGGAGCCATCGCTGAACAACCCCGTATGAGCCATCTGCATCGAATCCGGTGAACAGCCACTTTGTGCCGAACTGGTGCAGTTGCTCTCAAAGTTGATTAGCAACTGAGTATTTGGATTTACTGTCGGTTTGGTCGTCGCCGGCGTATACGCCGCCGTATGGAGCGCGACGCGGGAGATATTGATCGCGTCCACGTCTCCCGTGATGCCCGAGCTTTGCAGAGGCTGTGTATCCGGCCAGAAATTGGAATCACGCTCTGGAATCTCTGAGGTCGCGAATAGGCCGCTGCCGCTGGTAGTCGAGGCATAAAGTGACCCGCTCGCCGACAGCGGACCGACAACTTCAATACCGTCGCGGAAGCAGTAGAGATGCGCGCCGTCCCAATCTATCGACATCGTATGCGTAGCGTTAAGTGTAAAGCCGGCATCGGTCGAAGTCCCGCTCACGATGCCGCTGGTAGTCGTCTGTATTTCGCAGAGCGTCTGACCGCTGCTGTTCACCCCAAGCTCGACGACCTGCGGATTATTGCCCACCACGTTCAACGTGCCGGGGTCGGAAATCCGCCAGCCGAACAGGATACCGGTCGAACCGATCGCGGAGAGCTTCACAGCCATCTCAACGCCGAACTGAGTATTCGCGTTGAAGTTCACCAGCGACGAATTGAGCCAGTCCGATAGTACAATCGCATTATTATTCGAGGTCGTGTTGTAGGAGCTGCCTGTGCCCGTTAGCAGGCTGGACGCATAGGCCAGATCCTGCGCGCCCGGCGACTCAGATACGAGTGCGGGCCCTGCAAAGTTCGGGCATAGCTTTGCGTGGTAGCCCCAGTTATTGCTATGTGGGTCGCTGCCGAAATCGATTGACCCGCAAAACAGCCGGATCGGCTGGGTGATCCGATAACAGCCCTGCGCCCCGGTGTAAGGCAACACCACTCGCGGGTGGCTGTAGTGGACGTTCATCGGCGTCGCCGTATACGAGGTCATCCCGCACTGCGCCAGCGCCGCATTCTGGATCGCCCCGGTATCATCGTGGCTACCGTCGCCGGTCGCTCCCAGCGGCAAAATCTGACCCGCGCTTCCCGCGACTGCCGCGAAGGCCGATTGAACGTTGATCACTCCGTTGAAGCTGCCCGCCAGATCGTTCACCACGCCGCCACTGGATCCATGAACGATCGGCGCCGCCGTGATTGTCGTGCTCGGATAAAATGCCACGGCCGTAATAGTCGTGGCTGACGCTGTTCCTCCCGTCGTGTACCCAAGCGTCGGAGTTGTGCCGAACGGATTGGTAAACGCACTCACCGCATACCCGGAACTGCCGACATTCCAGACCGCCGCGCCTTGTAGCGGAATGATGCTGCTCCCGCCGAAACCCTGGCCCTGCGTCAATACCAAGTCATTTTCATGCAGCGTGGTCAGGCCGCTAAGCGAGACGCTGCTGCTTGCTGAGCCAGTTCCGCCCACCGCATCAATTTGTGCACAGTTGGTGCCGGAAATTACTACCATCCCGCCATCGAAAACGCCTGAATTGTTCCACTTGATCGTATAGTTGCCACTCTCGCTCGATGCCGTCTTACAGAATTGCGTCGAGACATCATCGGTTCCTTCGATTGTATTGGATCCTACTTGCGTGAATCCTGCAGGCGGCGTCCAGCTCTCGCTGCTCGGGCCATCGGCAATCGTGGCGAACAACACCAGCGCATCACCGTTGACTATTCCCGATGGTGCTGTGATCGTCGCCGAAGTTCCGGCGCCTCCACCCTCAAGATTTGAGGATGAGACTACCGCGATACCCGGCTGATTATGCGCAAGCTGCGCATTGCTTTGTGCGTACGCGATCGCATCGCCGGCAATTCCGCCAGACGCCAGTGACTGCAGCTTTTGATTATTCATGCTGAACGGCGCGCTCGGCGCCAGCAGGGAACTCAGGCTGCTCTGGCCTTCAGACAGCGCATCGCCCGCCGCTTGATCGGCCGCCAGACTCTCAATCCGATGGGAGGCCGCAGACACGTTCGAAGCCAAAGGAAAAGCGCTGCTTGATCCCCCTCCTCCGGTCGTACACGACCATTGGCCCTGGGCCCCAATCGCTAACGCGCCCCCACCACCGCTCTGGCAGGGATTTGTCTGCTCGCAATCCGTACACCAGTAAAGTTGCCCGTTTTGCTCCGTTGGCAGTTGCGCAAACGTTAGAGGCACCAGGCGCGGCGCGACAGCCGTGACGCCCGAGAGATGGTTATTAAGATCGTTGCGGAATTGTTGTCCGGCTCCGATACCTGTATAGTTTGGAATGGGCACATACTGAGCATTCGCTTTTTTGCCCGGCAAGCTTACTAAGCACACGCTAAACGCGATAACCAAGATGGCGTATCGCACCAAGCGGCTAGCCTGCTGGCTGCCGCTCATCGATCTTCGATCAGCAATTCTCATATCTTGACTACAATCAAAGTCACGAAGTAATCGGGTCGTTGAGTGGGCAAGTCTTGCGTCTCCAGCAGCAACCATGGTCATGGACGAATCATCCGCCCCGGCATGAGCACTCGTGCATCGAGTTAAGTTAGAAACCCAGCGCGACCCATACGAAGCCTGGGATGCCAGCCTGCTCACCGGAGCTGCCCCCTATCAAATCTACGTTGATAACCGCACCGCTTTTGGTCCAGCTCACCACCTCGACCGTACACTGGCCGTAGCCTTGGGCGATCGTCGGGTTATATGAAACCGCCAGTAGTACTACGCAGGCGTTCGCAAATGCGTTAGGAAAGCTGAACGAATAGCTGGCGTTGCTTGATAGCGGCGACGGATACTGTCCCCATTGCACCATTGGATTGATGGCGCCACGAGCCACATCCAGCGCCGACGTAATGAGATAGCCGCTCGGTCCCATCAACGAGGTGAAGGCTGCCTGAAAAGCTTGCAGCACTCCAATGTTATTTATGTTTGTATCTTGGCGTTGCTTCAGAAACGCGGTGCGGTTCGCCAGCTGCTGATGCGGTTGGTTGCTGATTCCAATTCCTGAAAAACTTGCTCCGGCCGCCGCGCCCTCGACCGGATCGGTTTGCTGCATTGCATATACTTCATTCAGAGTGAACTCTGGCTGATCGATCAAAGTCGCCATGATTTAGCCTTACTTTTGCTGTTGGGTGAATACTCGGCGAAGGCTTTTAGTCTTACTTAAAAGGTCAACGTCCAGGTGCCGCTGTACTGAGATGTCCCGTTGTAGGGAAAGGCTGGGACCTTTACATGAGCTATCATTGGACCGGGTGCCGAATGAAGCGCGGCTAGCGTCCAGACCGCCGATCCGTCATTCGTCGTTGCGCCCAACGTCGTCGCCCAGGCTGGTGCGCTGGAGCCGGTCGTGCCAGCTGTTGTACACCGCTGCAAGCTACCATTGGAATCTACTATCAGTGCGCCAATGGTCTCTGCGATCGCCGCACTCCAGGCAGGATTGCCAGTCCCGATAGCGGCCGGCAACGCCGCTGCGGCAGCGTTCGCGAACAGGCCCAGCTCCTGAATCGTTACTCCCAAAGCGCCATAGTCATTCGGCCCCAATGCGTAGTTGAATTGTACGCTCCCCGCCGCCGGGAAGCTGTGCGAGATGATCGCATTGTAATAAGACGGGTTGGCCGTCAAGCTCGTATCGGTGACAGCCGGGCTGCTTGAACCCGATCCAAAACCGATCGCTGTCACGAATTGGCCAGTAGTGACTCCGGCTATCAGATTAGCCAGTGCCGGCAAGCCCGCATTTACGAACAAGTTCTGCCCTTCCCATATTAGCTCTCTCTGCCGGTAAAGCCTGACGAGTCCTTTTGGCCGCATCCTTCCCTCGTTTGACGTCATCGCTGGCGCCACTATGCAACCCCGGCTATCAGGAAATTCTGCCGGTCTTGCCCACGTAAGCGCATCTATCTTTATGCTTCGCTGCCGCACTAACCTTCGCTGTCTATTGATATGCCGTTGACCGTCACACCGGAGTCGGCGACGGCCGGTTCATTTGCACCGTAAGTAATTCCCGTGTGTCGATAGCGGCCATCGTAGAGTGGCGCGACAGTCCTCGAGTCTGCCACCGGCCACCCTGGTGCCTTGAGAGCGTCGCTCGCCACCGGCGCGGAGTCGGCCTGCGAAAAGATCGACACCAGAGTGTCTAATGGTGGTTGCACCAAATCGGCCAAGGGTGCCGCGACAAACCACAGAGAGTCGAGCCAGGCGCGCATCGGCTTGAAGAAATTTATCGCTGCGATTGCACTATTTGCGTCTTCAGGCGCAACGACTTGACCTTGGGCCAGTTGAATATAGACCCGAAAGACTGCCCAGCCTTCGTCAGCCGCCCAGTTCGTTCCATTCCAGCTCGCCTGCCCCTCCAGAAAAGTCACGCTCGACCATCCGAGCGCCAGCAGTGCAGCTTTGATCGAATACGGTGTACCACGCGTCCGATGCAGCGGGATTGCTGACTTGAGCAATGTCCGCAAGGAATCAAAATCCGATACTCCAGCTTCACTTCCAATCGAACTCAGAGTATCGATATCAGTCAGTCCATCGATTGTCGTCAATGCATCCCACGACTCTCCAGTTCGGGTCTGCACTGCCAATTGCCATTCGGGGTCTAGCATATCGAATTGCCACGCGAGCAGCGTCAACGCACTATCGGGTACCGACTCGATCCGGTAGACGAGGATTGGCACGAGGTCCAGCGTGTCGAGGCGTTCAAGCAGTACAAGCAGCGCCTGGCTGCGTAAATCATTGATCGACGGCTGTATACTCAGTTCGGCCACGCGCTACTCACTACTCCAGTGCGGGTTGCTCTTGCTTCAAAACGCCTAGCTGCTGATAGTTGCTGTTGCCGGCGTCAGTACTATACCGGTGCAATTCGCCCATTGGCCCGGTTCTAATTGGATATAAGGCGGCGAGGTCAACGCAACTTGATATACTCCGCTCACCGAAAGTGCCTCGATAATCTGGCTCGGCACGATGTCGCGCTGGATCCGCGACGCCAGCGCGAGCGCAAAGTTCGTGGCAGCCGTTTCCGCCGCCGCCATCGTACTTACCGGCTCAGCGTCTGAGTACATCGTAATCGTGCCGGCGATGATGTAATCGGCTTCGGTCGCGGCGCTGACCGTTACCGTATCCGTGAGCGGTCGCACATTGTCTGCTGTCAGCAGGTTTATTACTTTGCTGAGTAGTGCTTGACTCGCCGTTCCCGCAGGATTTGGCGACGGCGCCGGCTGAGCCGTGACTGGACCGGTAAGTATGCAAACGTTGACCTGACCCGGCGCTGGCGAACTTATCTGCGCGTCCGCGATTGTGGGATCGGCGGTAAGCGCAAAATACCGATATGCGCCCTCCGGTCCAGCAACGCTGAATTGATTCGGCGCTGCTTGAATCCTCGTACGCAAGTGATCGTCAGTCTCTGGTGCTGAGCCACCGCCACTCAACGTCGTGTTGATAGCTCCGGAAATTAACGCGTTCGGATCTAGTAACACAGTAATCTGTCCTGCGAGGTAGCCGTTAGCGCCCGTTCCGGCAACGGTAGCTGACGCAGCCACGGTGCCCGTCGACGCACCTGGAGGAATCGTCAAGTCCGAATTGGTCGCGAACACGAACTGGCCGTCGGTTGTACCAACTTGGGTTTGCGCAGGAATCGTGTAGGAGATGCTCAGCGCATCGGTCAGCGTGAATTGCAGCGTCACTGTTGCACTCTGTGCGGGCAGCCGCGTCACACCTAATAATTGCCCGAGATAGTCGAGCATTGGAAAGGCGGCGAACGCTAGTAGATTCTGTTGTCCTGTATACTGAATCGCATTACGGACGAGCGATTCCCGGTAGGCATACAGATTGATCAGCAGGCGCTCGACCTGAGCAGGATACAACGTCCGCCCTGCCGCTGCCTGGAACTCGGCAACCATGTCGGCCAGGATTAAATTCGGATTAAGGCCGTCGCTATCGTCAACGAATAGAGGCGGCGGCAATTGCAGAACACTAGCTCCCATGCTTTTCGCTCCGAAATCTTGACAGCTCGCAGACCGGTATTCTGCTTGCGTGAAACCGTGCAGTTTCTAATCAGGCGCTATGGAGTGAAAATCGACGCTGAGGTCGTTTGGATAGTGCCGATCGCTTTCGCTCCCACACCATTGGCAGCGAGCTTCAGCTGCCAGGTCACTGATACATCCAAGTGCGCTCCCGACTGAACTGTATTATCGATCACCGGCTGCGCAGCTATCGACACGATCGTAATTCGGGGCTCCCACAATGTCAGCGCCTGTGTCACTTCGCGCACCACCGCCGCCAGCAGGCTGTTGATCGGATAGTCGATGAATTCCCAGAGATCGATAGCGAATGTCGGCCTCAATGGATCGCTGCCCTTAGGCGTGGTCAAGATGATTCCCACGCACTGATTCACATCCGCTAGTCCCTGCACCACGTTTCCAATACCTGAGCCCGGCCGCCCCGGCGCATCGAGCTCCAGTGACCAATCCGCCGAAGTAATATCACTGAGAGTAATCGCACCCGCAGGCATTCTCTAACTCCTTTTCGTTTGATGCTTCGCCACGTTCCCAATTTGGCCCAGCGCTACATTGAATTCGCGTCTTCGTTGCGTTGTCTGAAGTACATGTCGATATCGTGCCGCAGGCGAGGCTTATTTCCCGCGAGCTCGAGGACTCCCCATATATTTCGCTTCACGTCGCAATCAGGATCGTACTGATTCCTGGTGATGATGTCCCACCGTTGAATGTACTTGCGATCGTCTTTTCGCCCGTGCCACGAGTGCTCGATCGTTGATCCGTCAAGGTAACCGATGTTCTGATTCACGTGACGCAGT